GGGCGGGGCGAAGCAGTACGCCAACACCCGCCAGAACCGACGCCAGCAGCGGGTGGGCCGGACGTACAAGACCGCCGGGAGCAAAAACAACCCGGGCGGTGACACCTGGTACTGGCGGTTCCTCGAGTTCGGCACCCAGCGCACGAGCGCCCAGGAGTTCCTGGTGCCGGCGCTGCAGGAGAACGCGCAGCTCATCGAGGGGCTGCTCGCCGAGTACCTCGAGCGAGAGATCGAGAAGCTGACACCCAATGTACCCACCGCTGTTTGAAGCCTGCGCCGGCGATTCGAGCGTCTCCGGACTGCTCGAGGACGCGACCGGCCTGCGCATGTACCCGTTCGGCGAGGCGCCGCAGAAGGCCGTGTTGCCGTACGCGGTGTGGGCGATCGGCAGCGGCGAGCCCGAGAACTACCTCGGCGCGGCGCCGGACGCGGACGCGATCACGACGCACCTGGACGTATACGGGGCGACGGCGACCGAGGCGCGCGAGGTGAGCGACGCGCTCGTCGCCGTGCTCGAGGCGCTGGCGCACGTCGTCTCCTGGGATGGCGAGGGCCGCGACACGGAGACCCGCGCCTACCGCAAGTCCTTCACGGTCGACTGGATCGTGAATCGCTGACCTGTTTCGACCACTGACCACTGCTGACGAGAGGTATTTTCGATGGCCATGAAAACCCAGGGCACCAAGCTCTATTTCATCGACCCGGACGGCGATGTCATCACGACGGTCGGCTGCATCACCGGCATGACGGGCTTGACCGCGGCGCGCGACCAGATCGAGACGACCTGTCTCGACTCGGACGCCCGCACCTACGAGCCCGGCATGGCGACGCCCGGTGCCGCGTCGTTCACGATCAACTTCGACACCAGCGACGCGAGCCATGTGCGCATGCACGAGCTCTATCGCGCCGGCACGAAGCTGCAGTGGGCGCTCGGCTGGTCCGATGGCGCCCTGCCGCCTTCGGGCGCGTCGGGCGGACAGTTCAACCTGCCGACCAGCCGCTCCTGGATCGAATTCGAGGCCTACATCAGCGACCTGCCGTTCGACTTCGCGCTGAACAGCGTCGTCAGCAGCAATATCTCGGTCCAGGTGTCGGACTTCCCGATCCTGCACCCGAAGGTCTGATCCGAGGCCGGCATGGACCTGAAAACGCTGAGGGAGAAGGGCGGGTTCGTCCCGTCCGTGCCCGAGAAACGGGAAGTGTCCTGGACCCACATCGCCGAAGACGGAACCGAGGTCACGGATACCTTCACGGTATTCATCCGCAAGGTCTCCTGCGGCGTGATCGATCGCATCCAGGCAGCGGCCCGCGCCGCAATTACGGGTGGCGGCCCCGGGATCAGCCAGCGAGCGCTGGTGATCAGCGAGGCCGTGCTGCTCGGCGAGGATGGCACTGAGCGGCTGTCGTACGCCGAGGCCGAGGCGCTCGATCCGTCGCTGGCCGAGGTCCTGACCGGTGCAATCAATGCCGTCAACAGCGGCGAGGCCTCCTCAAAAAACTGACGGCCGCCGACGAGTTCTGGCACGAGCTCGTGCTGAACGGAATCGGCGGCAGGACGATCGAGGAAGCCAAGGAGCGCTTATCCTTCGTCGAGGCTCAGCAGTGGTCGACCTACATGGCGCGCCGCGGGTCGCTGAATGTAGGTACACGCCTCGAGTGGGGATTCGCGCTCATCGCCGCGGCGATCAACAACGCGCTGGGCGGGACCGCGCGGCAGGTCGACTTCATGCCGCACACGCAGGACAGCCAGCAGCCGGGTTCGATTGACGACGTCATGAAAATTCTTTCAGGTAAGAAGTAATGGCCACTCGCAGTCTGGGCAGCCTCACCGTCGACCTGCTGCTCAAGATGGGCGGCTTCAAGAAGGGCGCGGACCAGGCGACGCGCGAGATGGACGCGCTCACCCGGAAGATGAAGTCCGGGTTCCGCACGCTGCAGGGCGTCATCACGGGCCTCGTGGCGGGCGTCGGGTTCGGCAAGATCGTCCAGGCGACGATCGAGGCAGAGCAGGCGACGGCCAAGCTCGAGCAGGTGCTGAAGTCGACGGGCGGCGTCTCCGGGTTCACCTCGAAGCAGCTGCAGGCGGTTGCCGGCCAGCTGCAGCGTGTCACGGCGTTCGGCGACGATGCCGTCGTCGCGATGCAGGCCGTGCTGCTCACGTTCACGAACGTGCGCGGCGACCAGTTCACGGCCGCCACCGAAGCCGTGCTCGACCTGTCGACGGCGCTCAACATGGACCTGCAGTCCGCGGCGCTGCTGGTTGGCAAGGCGCTCAACGATCCGGTGAAGGGTGCGACGGCGCTGCAGCGCTCGGGCATCCAGCTCAGCGAATCGCAGAAGGAGCTGATCAAGACCTTCGTCGAGACCGGCGAGGTCGCAAAGGCGCAGGAAATCATCATCCGCGAGCTCGGTACGCAGTTCGGCGGCCAGGCGCGGGCGATCCGCGACACCTTTGGCGGCGCGCTCAAGTCCGTGCAGAACGCCTTCGGCGACCTGCTCGAGGTCAACACCGGCGTGCCGGCCGCGACCCGGGCGCTGAACGAGCTCTCCGACGTGCTGATGGACCCGCAGACGAAGGCGGGTGCCGACGCGCTGTTCTCGACGCTGATCCGCGGCGCGGCCACGGCGACCAAGTTCATTGCCGACACGCTGAACACGACACGCTTTCTCGCCGAGGAGCTCGCCGCGATCCGGTTCGGCGCCGCGGCTGGCGACCAGGTCCGCATCGAGAACGACATCGCCAAGGTCGAGTCGGCACTCAAGAATCCGTCCGAGCGGCTGCGATTCTTCGGTCGCGAAGGCATCGTCGAGTGGTGGTCCGAGGACGAGCTCAACGCCGAGCTGAAGCGGCTCAAGGGCCTGCTCGACGAGTACGGCCAGAACGTCGAGGCGCCGTTCGTCGCGCCGGTGCCGAGCCTCTCGAATACGCCCTACTCTCTGTGCGGCGGCGACGACGGCAAGGCGGCCGCGAAGTCCGCGCGCGATACCGCCGACGCGCTGCGCGACCAGGCCAAGGCCTACCAGGACATCTACGCCGCGGGCATTGCTGCGATCGAAGGCCTGCGCACGCCGGTCGAAGAGCAGATCGCGCAGTACCAGGAACAGAAGTACGCGCTCGAGCAGCTCGCCGCGACCTACCCGAACCTGGCCGCCGAGGCGAGCGGCGCGCTCGCCCGCCTCGAGGAGACGGTGAAGCTCGAGCCGCTCGAGATCACCGCGAAACCCATCACCGCCGCGCTCATCTTCCCGGAGAAAGAGCAGGAGCAGCTCAGCGTGTTCTTTGAGGAGGCCAGCCGCAGCGTGCAGGGGATCCTGTCGGACTTCATCTTCGATCCGTTCGAGAACGGACTCGAGGGGCTCGCCGATTCGTTCGCGAAGATGCTGCAGCGCATGGCCGCCGAGGCCATCGCGGCTGACATCGCCGGCAAGATCTTCGGCACCGGTGGCGTGAGTTCCGGGGGCGGTTGGCTCGGCAAGGCGGCCGGCGTCTTGGGCGGACTGTTCGGTGGCGGGTCCGCAGCCAGCGCCAGTATCGGCACGATCAACGGCTTCGACTTCTCGTCGATCGGCCTGGCGAGTGGCGGCTACACCGGCGACGGCGGCAAGTACGAGCCCGCCGGCATCGTGCACGCCGGCGAGTTCGTGACGCGCTCGGAAGTGACCCGCCAGCCTGGCGCGATCGGCTTCCTAGAGGCGTTCAACCGCGTCGGCATGCAGGCGCTGCACGCGATGCCCGGGTTCGCCGAGGGCGGACTCGTGGCCGCGATGCCTTCGCCGATCCGCAGCCCGACGCTCGGCATGCGCTCGTCGGGCATGACCGTCCAGAACAACTTCACGATCAACGCACCGAACGGCACCGTCTCGCGGGCCACGGAACAGCAGATCGCGGCGGCCGCGGCGCGCGGTGCTTCCCGCGCCAACGTCCGGAACAACTGATGTCTTTCCTCGAAACACCTCGCTTCCCGGGCTGCCCGCGCTACGGATTCATCTCCGAGCCGATGTACTCGGTCACCACGATCGAGCGGGCGAGCGGTGTCGAGCGGCGCAACCGCAACTGGGCGTACCCACTCACGCGCATCACGCTCACGGTGGGGCCGAGCGAGGGCGGCGACCCGGCCGTGCAGGAGCTTCTGCGCTTCTATCACGCGGTCGGCGGCCCGGCCTACGGGTTCCGGGTCAAGGACTACACCGACTTCAAGTCGTGCGCGGTCGGCAGCACCCCAGCGTCGACTGATTGCCCGCTGCTCGCGGTCGTCGGCGAGAGCCCCGCCGAGTACCAGCTCGTCAAGCGCTACACCTACGGCGTGCTGTCACAGGACCGGCCGATCTTCAAACCGGTCTCCGGTACGATCCTGATCGCCGACGGTGGCACGCTGAAGACCGAGACCACGCACTACACCGTCGACTACACGACCGGCCGCGTATCGCTGTTGTTCACGCCCGCCGGGACTTTGACCTGGGGCGGCGAGTTCGATCTGCCGATGCGCTTTGACGGTTCCTTTCCAGTCGAGATCATCAGTCACCGACAGCAGGCTGTCTCGTTCTCGCTAAAAGAAATCCGCCTCGAGGTGGATTAAAATTCCTGCTTGAGAGGTGATGATGGCCAGTCCCGAATCTTTGACGCGGTTCCGCGTGCCTCTCGGATCGCTGATCGTCGACGGCGCCCTGGTGCTGTCGCTGGTGTTCTCGACCGGCCAGATGATGGAGCGGTTCGACACGATGGACCGCCGCATGCAGCAGATCGAGCACCTCGAGGCGGCCACGCGCCTCAACGCGCTGGAGATGCGCTCCGCGCAGATGGAGCGTTACCAGGCGGAGCTCAAGGTCGACATCGTGAAGCGACTCGATCGCATCGAAACGCTGCTGGACGACGCTGCTCGGCGGCCGTGAGGGCGTACGTCGCCGTCCGCGAGGCCCCGCACTACCGGCGGGACGCCTTCTGCGACGGCCTGCGTGCCTGTGGCTACGAGATCGGGCCCCTGGACCCACGCCCCGGCAACGCGCTGCTGATCTGGAATCGGTACGGCGCCGGGCATCAGATGGCGCTGCAGTACGAGGCCGCCGGCGGGACGGTCATCGTCGCCGAGAATGGCTACCTCGGCCGCGAGTGGGGCGGCCAGGTCTGGTACTCGCTCGCACTCAACTGGAACGCAGGCGCGGGCCGCTGGCCGATCGGCGGGCCCGAACGTGCGGACATCTTCGACGCCGACTGGTGGCCGTGGCGCACGGGTGGCGACTACGCCCTGGTGCTCGCCCAGCGCGGCATTGGCTCCCCGCCAGTGGCGCAGCCCTCCGGCTGGCATCAGCGGGCCGCCAAGCACCTGCAGGCCATGGGACACCGCGTCGTCGTCCGCGGGCACCCGGGCGCCAAGCAGCACAATGAGACCCTGTATCCCCAGCTCGCCGGCGCGAAGTTCGTCGTCACCTGGGGGAGCGGGGCAGCGATCAAGGCGCTGCTCTACGGCGTGCCGGTCTATCACGGACTGCCGAAGTGGATCGGGGCGCCCGCGGCACGGCCATTCGGCAAGGTCCTCGGCGAGCCTTTCCGGGGCGACCGGGGCGAGTTCCTGACCCAGCTCGCCTGGGCGATGTGGTCCGTCGAGGAGATCGGCTCTGGTCACGCCTTCCGTCACCTGCTACGCGGACCATCGCAAGCCGTACAGCCTGAGCCTCTGCAACGCACTGGCTGACGGCTGCGGCGGCCAGGTCGTCATCGACTGGCAGGCGCGGGGCAACACCGGGTTCATTTCCGGCATGGCCACCCGGCAGGCGGCGCTGATGCAACCCGGCGTCCTGCCTGACTGGTATCAGGTCGACCACGGCTACTGGCGCCGCGGCGAGTATTACCGGATCAGCCACAAGCGGCTCTGGTGCGACGGTCGGGGTCAGCCCGACTTCGCGCGCCTGGACTTGCTCGGCGTGAACGTGGCCCCAACGCACACAGGCGGCCGGCACGTCCTGGTCGCGATGCAGTCGCCGGGCTTCTACCAGCTCTGGGCCGGCACCTCCCCGGTGTGCTTCAGCGAGCGCATCACGAAGAAGGTCCGGCAGCACACCGACCGGCCGATCGTGTTCCGGCAGAAGCCGAACCGGTGGGGCCGGCTGCAGCCGATCGAGGTCGCGCTGCGGGACGCCTGGCTGGTGATCACCCACTCCTCGGCCGTGGCGCTCGATGCGCTGGCCGCCGGGGTGCCGGTGATCGTCACCGAGGCGACGTTCTGCGCCGCCCGCCTCGGGACGTTGTGGGAACAGATCGAGAATCCTTACCGACCGACGCAGGACGAGCGCCGCGACCTGTTCGCCCGTATCGCCGGTCACCAGTGGACTCTCGCGGAGATGCGCTCTGGCGAGGTCTGGGAGCGACTGAAGCCGTGAAGGTCGTCTACTACCACGCCGACGCCAAGCCCCTGTGGGACGCGCCGGCCGGACTGTACAAGCGGATCGCCGAGAAGTTCCTTCGCAATTGCGAGGAGCTCGACCTCGAGGTGATTCACCTGACGCTCGACGGCCACGAGGGATGGGGGCACCGCACCATCCGCTTCAGCGGACTCGACCCGGCCGAGGTGGTCTACAATCGCGAGGTCTGCTTCTCGACGTTCCTCGCTGAGGCAGGCACGGACGATTACCTGTTCACGGAGCCGGACTCCGAGATCCTGCGGCCGGTTCAACCGACCGAAGCCGACTGCATGCTGCTGTATCGGCAGGACAGCGGGCCGCACATCTGCCCGGCGCTGCGCCTGGCGCGGCGCTCGGCGCTGCCGGTGTTCGAACGGGTCCTCGAAGCCATCGAGCCGATGACGACCGACCGCAAGGCCTGGCACGGCGATTCGATCGCCTTCGCCGAGCTGTACACCGCGCTCGGCCAGCCCACGGCGCTCGGCACGTATCCACTGGGCGCGGTCTCGATCGAGCTGCGCCGCTACGCCGAGTACATGAAGGGCCCGGCGATGCGCTTCTGGAAGAACAGCCAGAAATTAAGGATGGTCGATTAGCGTGACACTGAAACGGCTAACTGATCGCGAACGATTCGAAAGGGCATACGACGCTTTGCCAAATGGATGTTGGCAATGGCGAATGGCTCTGGATCCAGACGGCTACGGGCACATTCGCTTGGGCAGTCGATCCGATGGCTCTCGAAGTCGAAAGAGTGCCCATCGGTACGCTTACGAACTACTGGTTGGGCCAATTCCAGACGGATTGACCATCGATCATTTGTGCAGAAACCGGGCTTGCGTGAATCCGGCTCACCTCGAGGCGGTGTCGGGCCGCGTGAACACACAGCGAGGGGCGCGCGCCACAGCCACGCACTGCAAGTCCGGCCACGCGCTATCGGGGGAGAATCTCTACGTCGCGCCAGATGGTCGGCGGGCCTGCAAGATCTGTCGTCGTCGCTGGGTCCACGCTTACGAACGGCGAACTGGCTACGCCGCTCACAAGCGCTACCGGGAGCGACTCAAATCGGCTTAGGCGACGAAGTGATGGTCCTCGGCCAGGCGCGCCGCGCTGGCTGCAAGGTGCAGATCCACGGCAAGGGCGGCGCCCGGCGCTGGCACTGGCTGTGGGAGCGGGCGCCCTATGTGGCGCGACTCGGCGAGCCGGGCGAGTTCCCGGCGATCGTGAACGGCCCGAGCTGCCGGCCCTACATCGACTACAAGCGCACGACGAAAGATCGCTGGGCGTTCACCAGCTGGCGGGCCAGTCCCGGCGAGCTGTTCGACGTGCGCCCGGACCCGCGCGCCGAGGGCCTCGTGCTCGTCGAGCCTCACATCAAGGCCACGGCGAGCCCGAACAAGCAGTGGGGCCGATGGCAGGAGCTCGTCCACGACTATCCGGACGTGCCCTGGGCGCAGCTCGGCAACCCGGGCACGAAATGGCTTGGCGGCGTGATGAAGCTCGAGACGCGGGACTTCGCCGACGCCTGCAACCTGATGGCGGGCTGTGCGACGGCCGTGCTGCCCGAGGGCGCGCTGCACCACGTCGCCGCCGCGCTCGGCCGGCGGGTCGTCGTGCTGTTCGGCGGCTACCTGCGGCCGGTGACGACCGGTTACGAGACACACATCAACCTGGCGGTCGACGACCCCGAGGCACTTGGATGGCGAATTCGGCACCCAGCCTGCACCCGCGCGTGGTCACGGATCACGCCGGCAACTGTTCGGACCGCCGTGGCTTCGGTCCTCCGGACTCCCAGCTCGTAGGCCGGGTCTGGCTGCCGCTCAGCGAGCAGCACCTCGTCGAGATGATGACCACGGGCGCCGTCCGCGAGGTGAACGGGCGGTTGACCTACCAGTACCGAAAGCTCGAATACGCGATGAAGCACGTCAAGCAGCGCCGCAGCGCGGTCGACATCGGCGCCCATGTGGGCCTGTGGTCGATGCACCTGGCGGACCTGTTCGAGACCGTCTGGGCGTTTGAGCCGAACCCGGTGACCGCGGACATCTGGCCCTGGAACGTCCCGAACCCGAACGCCACGCTTGTGCGCTGTGCGCTCGGCAACCGCTCCGGCGCCGTCGGACTCGCGCTCCAAGAGGGACACACCGGGCATACGCGCATCGCCGGCGACGGGCCTTTCCCGATCGATACGCTCGACTCGTTCGACCTGAAGGACGTCGACCTGATCAAGATCGACGTCGAAGGCTACGAGCTCGACGTGGTGAAGGGCGCCGAGCAGACGCTGCGCCGCTGCCGGCCCGTGGTCGTCGTCGAGCAGAAGGGCGAGGACGGGCGGCTCGGCATGGAGCCGGACGGCGCGCTGCACTGGCTCGAGCGGCTCGGCATGCGCTCGGAGTTCTGCATCGGCGGCGATCACTTCATGGTCTGGGAATGAAGATCTACATCGGGTTCGATCCACGCGAGGAGCAAGCCTATCGGGTGGCGGAGTTCTCGCTGCGCCGGCATTCGACCCGGCCCCTCGTGGTCACCCCGCTGGTGCTCGATAAGCTGCAGGCCTGCGGGCTGTCGCAGCGCCCGTACCGGATCCACCGCAACAGCCTCTGGGACGTGCTCTCGGACGCGCCGTGCTCGACGGAGTTCTCGAACAGCCGATTCCTTACACCGATCCTCGCGCAGACCGGCTGGGCGTTGTTCATCGACTGCGACATGCTGTTCCTCGGCGACGTCGCGCGCCTCTTTGCCCTGGCCGACCCGAAGTACGCGGTCATGTGCGTCAAGCACGACCACGCCGGCGACGAGGGCACGAAGATGGACGGCTGCGAGCAGACCCGCTACCGGCGCAAGAACTGGTCCAGCGTGATGCTGTTCAACTGCGATCACCCGTCCAATCGCAGCCTGACGCTGCGCCTGGTCAACGACGTGCCGGGCCGCGACCTGCACCAGTTCTGCTGGCTGACGGATGCCGAGATCGGCGCGCTGCCGAACACCTGGAACTGGCTCGTCGGCGTGCAGCGGAAGCCGGCGGGCGTTCAGCTCGCGCACTACACGCTCGGCATGCCGTTCATGCCGGGATACGAACGGGCCGAGCACTCGGATCTGTGGTGGGCCGAGCAGCACCTGATGAAGGATCGCGTGGCGTGAGGACACTGCCAGTCGCATTGCAGGCTCACCTGCAGGGCGAGGTCACCACGCTCGCCGTCTGCTGGCGCATCACCCGCCGCGACGGCGTGCTGATCCTCGGCACCGAGCACGACCAGGACGTGACCATCAGCGGCCTTGGCTCTCCGACGGTTCCCTACGCCGGCACCTACGTCGCGCACGCCGGCATCACCGGCTCGGACGTGCGCTCGACCTCGGACATGAGCGTCGACAACATGGAGGTGACAGGCGCGATCAACCAGGGCGACCTGAGCCTGATCGACCTGTCGGCCGCGGACATCGAGGCGGGGCTCTTCGACGACGCCTCCGTCGTGCTGTTCATGGTGAACTGGCAGGCGCCAGACGACGGCCAGATCGTACTCAGGACCGGCAACATCGGCGAGATCCGCCGCACGGCCGAGGGCCAGTACCGCACCGAGCTGCGCGGCCTCGCCCAGCGCCTGACGCAGAACATCGTCCGTACCTATGGCTCGAGCTGCGACGCGGAGCTCGGCGACACGCGCTGCGGCATCGACATCGACGCGCTCACGATCACCGGCACCGTGACGGCCGTGGACAGCAATCGCCAGTTCGCAGCCAGCCTCGCCTATGGCTCGCCGGCGATCGGTGCCGAGACCGGCTACTTCAACGGCGGGCTCGTCACCTGGACCTCGGGCGCGAACGACACCTTCAGCATGGAGGTGAAGCAGGATGCGTTCGGCAGCCCAGCCGACATCCTGCTGTACCTGCCGATGCCCTACGACATCGAGGTCGGCGACACGTTCACGATCCGCCCGGGCTGTGACAAGTCGGCGGCAATGTGCAAGGGCCGCTTCGCGAACCTCGTCAACTTCCGGGGCCACGGCGCGTGGGTGCCGGGCATGGGCGAGCTCGCGGCATTCGGCGGCCAGACGGCCGAGAAGAAGCCGCGGCCGGCGCGCTTCCTCAACTGGCCGCGCGACGTCGAATTCGAGGAACCATGATCCCGGCGCGCGTCATCGACGAGGCCCGCGGCTGGGTCGGCGTGCCGTTTCGGCACCAGGGCCGGGACTACACCGGCATCGACTGCGTCGGGCTGCCGATCGTGGTCGGGCAGTCGCTCGGGATCTTCGACCAGCGACTCGACATCGCGAACTACGGCCGCCTGCCGACCGGCGAGCTCGTCGAGCGGCTGCGCGAGCACTGCCAGCCGATCCCGAAGGCCGTGCCCGGTGCGCTCGTCGTGATCGCCTGGACGAAGATCGCCGCGCACGTCGCCATCTTCACTGGCGAGACGCTGATCCACGCCTATGAGTCCGTGGGCCGCGTCGTCGAACACGGTTACCGCGGACGCTGGATCCGCATGACCCACAGCGCGTGGGCGCTGCCGGGCGTGGAGTACTGACTTGTCGAATTTCGGCCAGGCCGCACTGACGATCGGCGGAGCTGCGCTTGGCGTTGTGCTGCCTGGTGTCGGCTGGGCGATCGGCGCCACCATCGGCAGCATGGCCGGCTCGGCGCTGTTTCCGACCGACCTCGGCACCGTCAGCGGCCCGCGCCTCAACGATCTCAACGTGCAGTCCTCGGCGGTCGGGGCACCGATCCCGATCGTCTATGGCACGTATGCGATTGCGGGAAACGTGATCTGGTCGAGCGGGATCATCGAGAAGGTCTCGCGGAAGAAACAGGGCGGCAAGGGCGGGCCCACCCAGACGACCAAGACCTATAGCTATTCGGTCAACTGCGCAGTCGGGGTATGTGAAGGACCAGTCGACGGGATCTCGCGGATCTGGGGCGATGCAAAGCTGCTGTACGACGCCCGCGAACAGCAGGCTGACGAGACGGAGGCGCAGTACCTCGATCGCCTCGCGGCCTCCGCTGCCTTCCTGGCCAATTGTGAGATCTACACCGGCACCGAAGTCCAAGCCGAAGACCCGACGATCGAGAGCTTCGAGGGCGTCGGCAACGTCTCGGCATACCGCGGGCTGGTGTACGTGGTGTTCTCGGAATTCCAGCTCGAGGATTTCGGCAACCGCGTCCCTAATTTCCGTTTCGAGGTCTCCACGCAGAACGCGCCGGCGTTGCAGATCTTCACGACGAGCGGGACCTGGTACAAGCCGGCCGCCAGCGGCACGCTGACTGTAACCGCCATCGGCGCGGGCGGCGGCGGTGGATCCGGCGGCTGCGGCACTGCCGAATACATCATGGGCGGCCAGGGCGGCGGCGGTGGTGGCATTTCCATCGTCGACCTGGATCTTGCGACCTTGCCCGACACGGTCGAGGTGACTGTGGGCATCGGTGGGGCCGGTGGCGCCAGCATTACTGGACGCCAGAACTTCGCAAATGACGGTAGCGATGGTGGCGACAGCTCGTTCGGGGCATACGTCACGGGCGGTGGTGGTGGTGGTGGTGCGATGGGCGAGATCGGCGCCTATACGCTGCTCTACGCAAACGGCGGCACCGGGACGACGTCGACCGGCGGTCAGGGTCGCAGGCAAGGCGCTTCGGTTGGCTTCGACGGCGGCGGAAACGGCGACAACGTCCTCGGCGCCGGCGGTGGTGGTGGTGGTGGCAGCTGGGGCGGCACCCTCGGATTCCCGCGTCGCGACGGCACCGCGGGAACGAGTGCACCCAGTGGCACGCCGGCGGGTGGCGCGGGCGGCCTGAGCAGTGACACGAATTCGGCAACGGCCGGCACGGCAGCTCCAGCGAATACTTCATACGGCGTTGGCGCTGGCGGTGGTGGCGGCGGACTCGGCGGCTACTTGCCGGTGCAGGCGCCTGACGCCCAGGGCAAGGATGGCGGCGCCGGCGGCCTGTACGGCGGCGGCGGCGGCGGCGGCGGCGGCGCGATGGACTATGGCCCACCGGAGAGCGTGAGCGGTGCCGGTGCAGTCGGAGCGAGCGGCCTCGTCATCGCGTACCTGGCCGCCGGGAACGAGGGCGCCTGTATCACCCTCGGGCAGATCGTATCGGACATCTGCCGGCGCGTTGGGCTGGCGGCCGAGCAGATCGACGTCTCCGACTTGACCGAATGCGTCGACGGCTACGTGATTACGCGGGTGATGAGTGCGCGCGACGCGATCTCGCCGTTGCGCTCCTATGGTTGGTTCGACTGTGTCGAATCGGACGGGATCCTGAAATGGCCCACCCGCGGTAAGACCGGGGTATTCGATTTCACCGCGGACGACCTCGCAGCGCACATCGCCGACGACAGCAGGCCATCGTCGGCCGAGATCGATCGCCAGCAGGAGGTGGAGCTGCCACGGCGCCTGCGCGTTCACTACGCCCAGACCCTGCAGAACTATGAGCCGGGCGAGCAGAGCGCCTCGCGGCTGACCGCGGGTGACGTCGAAGTGCGCGACATGGAGATTGCGGTCGCCATGAGCGACACAAAGGGCGCGCGCATTGCGGACGTCGTGCTCTACGACCTCTGGGTGTCTCGCAACCGGATCCGAGCGATCGTCGACCACTCCTGGCTCGACCTCGAGCCCGCGGATGCTGGCACGATGCCGCTCGACGGCCGCCAGGAGCGGGTCCGGATCACAAACATCGACCATTCGCTGCCGGGTCTGCTGCGGCTCGATTTGGTCCGTGATGACGACGGCGTCTATCAGTCGTATGCGCTCGGCGCGCCGGCGGCCTACGCGGGCACCGGTGGCGCATCGATCCCCACTCCGGGCACGGCCGAGCTCGTCCTGCTCGATCTGCCGCTGCTGCGCGACGCCGACAACGACGCCGGCTACTACGCGGCCGTGCACTCGATCGGCGGTACGAACTGGGCCGGGGCCGCGCTCTATCGCTCGCCCGACGGCGGTTCGACGTACGAAGAAGTCGCCGTGACGTCCGAGGAGGCCTCGGTCGGCCGCCTGGTCTCGGCGCTCGATGCGGGCCCGACCACGATCATCGATGAGGGCAACGAGCTCTTCGTCGACATGGACTCCGGCGAGCTCGAATCGGTCTCCGAGGCGTCACTCCTGGCGGGCCTGAATGCCGCGGCGATCGGCGCCGACGGTCGGTGGGAGATCATCCAGTTCCGCGACGCCGTGATCTCGGGGAGCCCGAACAGCTGGCAACTCACGGGCCTGCTGCGCGGGCGCCGTGGCACCGAGTGGGCGGTCGGCACCAGCCAGGCGGGTGATAAGTTCGTGCTGCTCGACTCAGCCCTCATGCGCGTGCCGATGAACATCGCGGCGATCGGCGTCGAGCGGCCGCACAAGGGCGTGCTGGTCGGCACCAGCCTCGAGGCAACGTCGGCAGCCGATTTCACCGGCAACGCCGTCGCGCTCGAGCCGTTCGCCCCGGTTTCGGTCGAGGGCGCCTGGAGCGGTGGCGACCTGGTCATCACCTGGCTGCGTCGCGGACGCATCGGCCAGGAGCTGCCGAGTGGTTCCGATATCCCGCTTTCTGAGGAAACCGAGGCGTACGAGGTCGACATCCTCGACGGCCTCACCGTCGTACGCACGCTCAGCAGCTCGACGCCGACGGCAACCTACACCGCCGCACAGATGGCCGCCGACTTCGGCAGCCCGACACCCGCGTCGATCGACGTTCGTATCTACCAGCTCTCGGCCGTCGTCGGTCGGGGCTATGCCGCCGAGGCCACGCTATGACCACGCCGAACCTGTTGCTGTCGGAACTTTCTGCGAGCCAGGCGCAGCCCCACCTGACCGTGAATTCAGCACTGCGCCGGATCGATGCGGCGGTGCAGCTGTCGGTGACCTCGATCACCAACACCCCGCCAGGCTCGCCGACGGACGGAGATCGTTACATCGTCGGCACTGTGCCGTCGGGCGTCTGGGTCGGCCATGAGGACGAGATCGCGGTCTATGTCGGCACGGCCTGGGCATTCCTCGCGCCGGCCATCGGCTGGCTCGCGTATGTGCGGGCGGCCGCAGAATTCTATGTCTACGGCACTGGCTCACCGATTGGTTGGGAAGTGTTCACGCCCGGCGGGACGGGGTCGTCTGATCCGTTGACGCTCGCGGACCGAGCGCAGCCCGCCAGCCCCAGCGCCGCAAGCGCCCTGATTTACAGCCACGACGTCGGCAACGTCGGCGTACCGATGTTACTCATGCCACTCGCCGACCCGCTGCCGCTCACGCTCTTCGGCGGCCTGCTCAAGAAGTGGTCACTGATCGGGGACGGATCTCAAGCGGATCTTCTTCATTATTCCAACCCAACATTCAGCGGCTCGACAAGCGGCGTTTCGGTGTCGATGACCGGATCAAATCTTCTGCAGTTTCATCCGCATCAGTCAACAGCCACGTCCGCCTCGACGAATCAGGTCGCCGGAGTCCGCTGGACAGGTTCGAACAGCCTCGGTTTTTATCGAAACTACACCACCAACGCCAACGTGGGCGGAGGATATTTCCACTTCCGCTTCGCGTACGAGAACGCCCTTTCAACCGGGAAGCTCGCGGTCGGACTGGTCTCGACGACGGCCACGGTCGGCATGGGCTCAGGCGTGGATCCGAGCGCGCAGGTGAACTGCATCATGCTGGGCGCGGACGAGGGCGACACCAACCTGCAGTTCATGCACAACGACGGCACCGGCACCTGCACGAAGGTGGACTTGGGCGTCGCGAAGACCGCACTCAGCAGCAGCCTGCTCGATCTCTATATCCTGCTCGACCGCAACGGCAACGCGAAGATCTCGCTGCACAATCTCGAGAACGGGAACAAGTACAGCGCGGACATCACGACCGACCTCCCGGCGGACAACACCCTCATGTACCCGAAGATGTTCACCGGGAATGGCGCGACCGCGACCGCAGTGACGATGCGCATGTATGGCTTTACTGCGCTCGACCAGATCGGCGCGCTCTAATGGTGCCAGCGACCGAGATCATCGCCCGCACCTACGCAGACGTTCTCCCCGGCAGATTCGCGAGCCTCGAGGCCACCGTGCTCCTGGTCGCGATCGGACTGCAGGAATCGCGCTTCAAGTACCGCCAGCAGATCGGCGGGCCGGCGCGCAGACCTTAGCGCCAGGTGTTGCCCTTGGAGATGTGCCAGACGGACATGTACGGCACGCCAACGGCCGCTGCGACGTCCTTGACTCGGGCACCTCCGGCTAGCCGCTTCTTGATCTCCGCGGCCTGTTCAGCGGTGCAGCGAGCATTGCTGCGGCGCCGTGAGTTCTCAGCGTGCGGCAGGAACCGGCAGTTCCACGGGGCGTATGGACCATCGATGTCGATGCGGTCAATTTCCAGGCCCGGGCGGTAGCCGTTCTTGCGGGCCCACTCGACGAATGCGGCCGGATCGTTGGCCCACTCGTCGCAGACCTTCACACCCTTGCCGCCGTAGTACTCATAATGCGAGGCGCTCGGGTAGTCGCAGCGGATCTGGATGCCTTTTAGGAGGCGGTATAACGGGTGCTTCGACAGACCATGAGTTCTGCGCCGCACCGCTGAGCATGCCGGACACGGTTTGCCCAACTTCCGTCTGTCTTGAATCCGAACCTTTCCGCAGTCCGGGCACACGCACTCGAAGAGCGGCGTGTGATTCGACGAACGGGCGACGACTGGCGGTAGCTGATCCATATGTCCGCTTCCAATTCGACCGACCCATGATACCAACCATCAACAGCATCCTCGACGAGATCCTGCGTCGAGAGGGTGGCTATGTGGACCACGCCGCCGATCGCGGCGGGTGCACGAACTTCGGCATAACCCGCGCCGCGCTCGCCACGTACCGCCAGCGCCCGGTGACCTGCGACGACGTTCGATCACTCACCCGCGAGGAGGCGCGGCGGATCTACTGGAGCCAGTACATCACCTCGCCGGGGCTGGACCGGATCCGCGACCCCTACGTGCTGGCGCTCGCCGTCGACTGCTCGGTGAACCACGGGCCGGTGCGGGCCGTGAAGTGGCTGCAGGAGATCGTCGGTGTGAAGGTCGACGGCAAGCTCGGGCCGATCTCCGAGATGGCCATCAGCTCGATGGAGCCCGTGCGGCTGTACCAGAAACTGCTCGCCCGCCGGGTCGTGTTCTACGGCGAGATCGTCAACCGCGACCGCAGCCAGGCGGCGTTCATTCTCGGCTGGCTCCGGCGAGCGGCTGAGTTCATCGAGACCCCGTAGGAGGGACCATGGAACAGATCAAGTGGTATCAGTCGACCACGCTGCGGGCGCTGCTCGTGGCGCTCGCGTCGCAGGTCATCGTCTGGACCGGTGTCGCCGAGCAGCTGCCCGATGGCGCCGCGACGCTCGCGGTCGACGCGCTGCTGCAGGTGATCGCGATCGCCGCCACGGCCTACGCCGCCTGGGCGCGGGCGAACCGGGCGAACCCGCCGATCACGGACACGGCCGTCCGCAAGACCGAGGAGCGCCAGACCGGTGCGGTCGAGGTGTCCAAGCAGTCCCAGGGCGGATTCGTCCGTCCGATCATGCTGGGCATCCTCCTGGCCGTGAGCATCCCGGTCACCGTGGGGCTCAGCGCCTGCGCCGTCGGTCTGCAGCCCGCGAAGTCCTTCGACCAGCAGCTCGCCTACGCCTACTCGACGCACACGGCCGTGCTGTCCTCGGCCGGCAACGCGCTCGAGGCGGGCGACCTGACCGTCGAGGACGCCGAGGCCGTGCTCGAGCTCGCCGACCAGTCCCGCACGCTGCTCGATGCCGCCCGGCTCGCCTCCGGCGCCGGTGACGTCGCAACCGCCGAGGGCCGCCTGGCGCTCGCCACGAACGTGCTCGAGCAGCTGCTCGCCTACCTGCGCACCCGAGGTGTGAAATGAGCGTCACCGCCGCCCTGGAACTGCTGCTCGCCCTGCTGGCCCGCACGCAGGAGATCTCCATCCTGATCGCCAAGCTCAACGCCGAGGGGCGCACCGAGCTCACGGACGAGGAATGGGCCGTGATCGTGGCTGCGGATGACCTCGCGCGGGCACGGTTGCAGGCGCTGATCGATGCCAGGAAGGCGGGCGGCACTGGCAAGTGACCCCCGGCGGGCTGTTCAATAAATCCCGCGACTGCTCAACATTCCCGCCGCTTTTCCGCTGGTTCAAAGCCAAAAATATTGACCAGCTCCCGCCGATTTAATCCCGCCATTCAGCCGGATAGCCGCGTTCGTCTTACCGCCTCCTAAGCGGTAGGTCGTCGGTTCAACTCCGGCCCGGGGCGCCATTCCAGCGCAGCCCTGTCCAATATCACCCCGCACTGTCCAATATTCTGAGCGGCACCGCTCGCCGCGGGCGCCGCCGGTAGACCGCCCGGGTCATGGCCGGATCCTTGTGGCCGAGCCGATCGGCCGCTTCCTGATCGCTGTCCGCGTCGCTCGCACTCTTGGCCCGCAGATCGTGAAAGTGGAACGCCTCAGCCAGTCCGGCAGCCTTTGCTTTTCGCATGAGGCGCTGCCACGCGCTCTGAAAGCCGTTCAGGCTGTAGGGCGAGCCAGTACGAGTGCAGATCACGTATCGGCGCACCTGCGGCTTCTCCCGCAGCGCGGCGTCCACGATCATGCGTAGCTCGTCGCTCCAGCCGATCCCCTGCGACTCGCCCGTCTTGCTGCGGTCGAACTCAATCCCGGTCGCCGTCATGTGGCGCCGTTCGAGCTTGCGGATGGTGCCTTGGTCCATGCCGGCCACGAAGGCAAGATCCATCGCGCAGCCGATCATGGGCGGCGCCAGCTCGCGCACTAGCAGGTATTCGTCGTCGGTCACGTATCGCCGCCGCGGGCCGCCGGACGGCAGGTTGAGGCCGAAGCACGGATTCGGGTGGCTGAACACGCCGAGCTTGCGGCCGTAACTCAAGACGGCCGACAGCGCCCGGATCTCGTGGCGGGCCTGCTCGATCTGTTCCCGGGCCATCCAGTATTTCCATACGTCGGACGGCTCGATGTCGCCCGGGTGAACCGGCCCGAAGGACTGCCGGATGCGCCGGAACTCCTGCGCCCGGGTCTGCCGGGTCCGCTCGGCCTGCTTGGCGAGCACGTCCACTTCGTAACGGGCGATCAGGGTATCAACCGTGACCGGCGGATCGTCGGACTTCACGAGCAGAGCCAGGGCGCGCAGGGCGCCCGGATAGTCCTTTGCCAGCCGGTGCCACTTCCCGCCCGGCGCGGCGTAGTAGTAGGCGCCGTGGCGATGGTAGACCCGCCGCGGAAGGTGCTTATCCGACTTCCGCCGCCTCCCCATCATCGCAGCCTACCTCACCGGGGCAAGGTTCGAGAAATTCGGCCGGACCCGGGGCGGCTCGTGGCCGGACAGGTCCGACGACAGGACGACCGGGCGTCCGTCCTTGCGGACGTGGTGGCGGATGCCTTGGCGCCGCAGCCAATTCACTTGCAGGCTCGACCGCTTGTAGCCGGTTAGCTCGATCAGTTGTTCGGCCGTCAGGAACAAATCAGCGCTTCCGGTTCTCGATCGGCTGGAATTGCTCGATGTAGACCGCCTCGACGGCCAAGTGATACGGCCACGGCACGGCCAGCCAGGTCTGGGCGTCGAACTCAATCGGGCGACCCCATACCTTCGACGTAGTGATGTCGCGCGAGTTGTCGCGGTTCAGTCGGTGGTGGCTAACCCGCTCGCCAACGCTTCTCGATTGGCCGATGTAAACAAGGTCGCCGCTTAGCCAGAGAAGATAAACACCGGGCTCGCAAGCGTACATATCGTCGCGCGTGAGCGGATCGGGCAGCACGCGCAACTGTCCGATAGGCAGCAGTTCGATTGCCGGCCAGACGACGGGTGGCGGCTCGATGGTCGCGCCCTGAGCAAACGCCTTGACCTGGTCAACCCTAAACCGGACATGACGGCCGACGCGAATGTACCGTATCCGCCCAGCCCGCCGCTGGCGGGCGACCGTGGCCTCGCTGACGCCCAGGTACTCCGCGGCGTCCTTCTCGGTCCACTGCCGCCAGCCGCGGTCCTGGCTGACCTGCCAGGTTTGCCGATACATCAGGCGCCCGCCGTCCGCGACCGCCCGCAGCAGGGCGCACACGGAGCGGATCAGGGGAATGCGCTCGGTCACTGCGCGGTAAGGGCTGCCAGCCGCTCGGACCGGCTGCGGTGCAGCTCCTCCGGCACCTCGGCATGCAGCTCGCCGAGCTCCTTGCAGACGGCCGCGTAGATCCGCTCGACGGTGTCGGCGTCGTCGGCCTCGCTGATCGCCAGGCGCGCGTCGGCGACGTGGTGGAACGTGGTCGACTCGTAGGACGCCGGGTCGGGCAGCTCGGCGTGGCGCAGCTGGTCGGCAATCTGCGGGGCGAGCTCGCGCTCGACCACCGGCACCGCGTTCAGGTATCGATCCATCTCGGTCGAGGAGGGCAGGCGCTTGTAGAGCCGGCGAATGACCGTCTTGCGGGCCATCTCGTCGGGCCACTTCGCCCAGGGGCCGTCGTCGCTGGTGGCGCGGCTCACGGCCTGCATCGTTCACGACCCAGCCCACTCGGAGAACTGCGCGAACAGCACCTTCGCCTCGGTCTGCGACAGCGCCACCACGTCGTCGCCCTGGTTGACCTGCAGGCAGCCGTTCTCGATCCACGCTTCGAGACCAAGCCCCGGCGCGATCGATAGCGCGGGGCCGGCGGTCAGGCCGGTGTCTGGCGGCGCTTCGGGCGCGGGCTCGGCTTTCGCCTTCGTCACGCGCTTACCCCCCCCCGATTTCTTTTGGAACGACGCCGAGAAGCACGCCTTGCAGGTCTTCGACGGCTTGCCGCCGCGGACCACCATGTCGTCGGCGCCCTTCGCCTCGCCGCAGCGCTGGCAGGTGTGACTCACGCGACACCCCGCGGCATCGGGTGGATGACCAGCCCGTGCACCTGGTCCGATGAGATCGTCAGCCCGTGGCTGGCCAGCGCCTCGACGAGGGTCGTGATCGGCACGTCGTCGCGGACCGCCGCGCGCATGTGCGAGACGACCGGCAGTTCGAGCTTCGGCGCCACCTGGACGGGTCGCAGGTCAGCGCGCCGCCGGCGCCACAGCGGAATGACGTTCTTCATCGGGTGCTCCTGGCCATCGCACGACGGCCGCGGGTGTTGCGGTGGAGGTTGTAGAACTGCCGCTGGTGGCGCGGCTGCATCAGGCCCCGGACGAGCCAGAGACCGCCGATCAGGGCGCCGAGAAACAGCGCCAGCACCATGACCAGCATCCCCCAGCCGGCGATGTCGCCGAGCACCATCGAGATCCTGTCGTATTCGTTCATCAGGCAGCCCTCGTGTAGGTCAGGTCGGCGAGCTCGTCGACGATGGCGGCAAGCTCGAGGAAGGCCCGCAGCCGGGCCCGGGGATCCCGCGCGGCGATCGCTTCCTCCAGCGCATCGGCACGGCCGCGCAGGCGCGACAGTGCGTTCAGCGCCTGACCCATGCGCGGGTCACTGGCGGCGGCGACTTGGGCGGTGGTGAGTGAGGTCGTCATGGGGCGGGACGTTACGCTTTCCCGTAATCCATGTCAACGGGATACCGTAATCCCGGGACGCACGTCACAGCGGGGCGATCAGCCGCCTGTCAGCGATGCTTGTAGAGGTGCTTGGTCTCGAGCCCGCTTCGGCCGGCGCACTCGCGGTTCCAGACCGCGGTGAAGCCCGGATCGTTGCTGCTCAAAGCCTTCGTCTGCGCGGCGTTCAGGACCGCCTGCTCGACGTTGATGCCGCCGAATCCGTTCTCGGCCCGGTACACCGCGCAGACCGCGCCGGCCTCGGTCACCAAGACGCTTTCGGCCTCGAAGCTGTCCGGGTTGCGCAGCGATTTCTTGATCGCGAGCACCAGAGTTTGTGAGCGAATCGATTTCTCGCGGGAGGCCGCGTCCTCGGCGCGCTCGGCGGGCGTCGCTGGCGCTTCGTCCTGTGACAGGTTGCCAAACATGATCGAGCTGATCAGTACTGCGCCGAAGATGACGACGGTCGCGCCCAGGCAGCCAACGTTGCGGGCCTTGATCGGTGCCCCGCACTTCGGGCACGCGCTCGCCTTGCTGCTGACTTCCGTCGAGCATTCCTTGCACTTGATCATTGCCATGGCGTCATCCTTGGTGTTTCGGCGGTTGGTTCGGCTTCCCGTCTTTTTTCGATCGCTTCCGTCGAACCTGCTCGGCCACCAGCAACATCACCTGCTCGCGCACCAGGCTGCGAGCTGGCTCGTCGAGCTTGCCCCATTCAATTCCAAACTCCACTTCCTCGGGTGTCGTCTGCATTCCGTGCACTGTGTACTGAGGTTTTGCTTCGGCCACGCCCCGGCTGGGAGTGACTTCGGATAGTAGCCGCGGCAGGCGTCCCGTCTCTACGTACTCGACGCGCAGATTGAGGTGCTTGCACAGCGCGTGCATCCGGGTCGATCCGCGCTGCCTGCCGTTTTCGATTTCGTAGAGCGTCGAGACGCCGAGCCCAACATGCTGCGCGACATCCTTCACGCTCAGCTTGAGTTCCTCCCGGCGACTTCGTAATCGCTGGCCGGGGCTATCCGCGTATTTGCTCATGGCGACGTTATAACGGCAGACCGTAACGGTATGCCGTTGACAGGCATTACGGGAAAGCGTAATTTCTCCGGCCATGACCACCTGGGCATCCCGAATTCAAGATCTCAAGGACCATGGCCTGACACTCGCCGAGATCGGCGAACTCGTGGGCCTGGCGACATCCTCGGTCGGCGACCTGGCCACCGGCCGCACGGAATCGCCGCGAGGAGAAGCGGCGCTGAAATTGCACGATCTGCACCGACAGCGGTGCAAGAAGACCGCCAAGGCATCGGCGGCTTGATCGTATGAGCCTCGAGCGCCAGGACATCCGCGCGAAGCTGGATCCCGACGACCATCGCGCGCTCGTCGCCATCTGCAACATCGACGGTCTGACGATCGCCGAGTTCATAGAGCGAACGGTCGTTCCGGTGATTCGTAAGCGAGTCCATGACGCCAACGTACTCGCCCACGATTTCCCTATCCCGGGAATTTCAGGGAATGGCCGGGAATGCAGGAGGTCGGGGTGAGCGTCATAACGCAGGGGCAGGGCGACTGGACCGAGCATAAGCAGCGCGGCATCGGCGCCGCATGTGCGGTCAGTCTTTCGATCTTCCGGGCGAAATTCGGTGCAAGCCGGTGGCGTTACTGGCACTTCGATCTGAATGCCGGCACGGGCTTTAACGATCAAGCGCACTGCATCGGCAGCCCGATCGCGTTCCTGCGTCAGGCCTCAGCGTGCGGCGTCGGAAACTTCCAAGCGCACTTCGTCGATATTCAGGCGACGTCCTGCGCCCAGCTGATGATCCGGCCCGAGCTCGTCAACGAGCCGCGCGCATTCGTACACCACGGCGACAACCGGGAGTTCGTGCTGGCGATCCCGGAGATCCTGCGGCGCTATCGGGATAAGGCCAGCTATGCGATGGGCACTGTCCTAGTCGACCCGAATGACAGTCGAGTCCCGCTCGCCGAGCTCGAGACGCTGTCGAAGCAGTGTCCGCGGCTCGATCTGATCATCAACTGGAATTCCACAGCGCCTAAGCGAGTGAACGGCGCGGCTGCAAAAGGTCTCGCGGATCCAATGCCGACCTTGGCCGAGGTCATCGAACGATCGGGAAAAAGCTCCTGGCTGATTCGAGAACCGATCGGCGGCGCACATGGATTCACGCTCCTCGTCGGCCGGAACTGCCGCGTCGGCGATCACAAGGTCATGGGCTTTCATCACCTCGACAGCCCGAAGGGCCGGGCGATTTTCGAGGACTGCCACTTCACTCGGGCGCAACTCGCTGACATAGCGCGCGGGCGCCAGGCGTCGCTGCTGTGAAGCACTTCCACACATACCCGGAGTACCTGGCGCACCCGGTCTTTCTGGCGATGCGCGAGACCCGAATCAGGCTCGCTCGTGGGATCTGCGAGGGCTGCGGCGAGCATCCCGTCACGGAGGTCCATCACGTCGAGTACCCGAAACCGTGGGGCGCGTTCGACACGCCTTCAAACATCAGAGCCGTCTGTCATGAATGCCATTGCGAAGAACATCGTCAGCATCGACTCCAAGACTGACCTGCTCCCTGCGGACTCGCGGGAGGCCGTCGAGCTGATCGAGCGCGAGGGGCGCATCGAGCGTGCGCAGCGAAACGCCTATTACGAGATCGGACTTGAGCTCGCCGCGATCCGCGACCGTAAGCTCTACAAGACTGACTTCGACACATTTGAGGAGTACGTCGAGCAGCGGTGGGAGTGGAAGCAGTCACGCGCATACCAACTCATTGAGGCTGCGGCCTTCGCGAAAAGACTTTCCACAATTGTGGAAGTTTCGCCCCAGCGCGAATCGCACATCCGCCCGCTGCTCGAGCGGCTGGAATCGGACGTGGAGCGAGCTGCAGTCTGGCAGCAGGTGGTCACGCAGGCGAGCGGCGCCAGGATCACCGCGAAACTGGTCGACGACGCAATCGAGCGGCACCTAGCCGTGAAGTCGCAGGATTGGATCACGCTCGACAAATGGAAGTCGCTGGAGCCTGCCGATCGCGAATCGGCGCTGGCCTACGTTGGCGACCGCAAGTTCAACGAGCAGGACAACAGCAGCATCGAATGGGCGCGCTGGTCGTGGAATCCGATCACCGGCTGCAAGCATGACTGTCCGTACTGCTACGCGCGAGACATCGCCGAGCGGTTCTACCCGCAGAAGTTTGAGCCGAGCCTGTATCCGTCGCGATTGAGCGCCCCTGCGAATACCCAAGTGCCGGCCCGCGCCGTATCGGACATCAGCTACAAAAACGTCTTCACCTGCTCCATGGCCGATCTGTTCGGGCGATGGGTGCCGCAAGACTGGATCGCCGCGGTCCTGAGTTCGATCCACCAGGCGCCGCAGTGGAATTTCCTGCTGCTGACAAAGTTCCCGAAGCGCATGAGCGAGTTCGCGTATCCAGAAAACGCTTGGCTCGGGACATCCGTCGACCTGCAGGTGCGAGTCAACAACGCAGAGAAGGCAATGGCGAACGTCGAGGCGGGTGTTCGCTGGCTGTCGATCGAGCCGCTGATCGAGCCGCTGTCGTTCAAGAACCCTGGGCTCTTCCAGTGGGTAGTGATTGGCGGCGCCAGTCGCTCCACTCAAACGCCCGCCTGGGAGCCGCCGTTCGAGTGGATCGCGCGGCTTTACTGCCAGTTCAAGGACGCGGGAGCACGGGTCTACCTGAAGGACAACGTCGGATTTGACGGGCCAAACCGTCCGAAAGGATTTCCCACATGGGCAGACCCTGACGCGCGAAGTGCAGCCGATGTCATGCACTACCTGCGAAACGCGAAGGACGCCGACAGAAAGGCGGAGGGCTGATTTCCGGCCCCTCGCCAAGGGCCTGAACAACTGGCGCGAGTGGGGTAATTCGGGCGCTCGTACTCCGGCCCGATAGCGCAACGCGAGAGGTCGTACCGACTCGCTGAGCGCCTGCCACCCCAGTGGGGGTAGGGGGCGCTTTGCTCAAGGTCCCCCGACTGCATGAAGACAAGAGGGGGAACGATCGATGGATCTGGAAGGGCTGGGGATCACCGTGAACACGCCGCGACTTCGACTCACCGTGCCGCCTGAGTGCGTCCGTGACCTGCAGAAGCTGTTGGCGCTAGAGGCGGACGGATTCCTGCCGGCCTCGCGTGTGCACTACGACGCCGACGAGGGCGGATTCGTTCTCGAGCTCCACGGCAACGCCGTCGGCCAGGTGCTCGACCTGCTCACGATCGCCACGGACTGCCGCGATGCGGAGACCTGGGCGGAGCGTGTCGAGCGCGAACGATCGCAACTCAGCCTGACCTTTACCGCCGCGGACGAGCCTCTCGATACGGTCTGGCCATGAGCTCAAGCGCGGACCTCTTCAGCCAGGACCTCGTGCAGCCCGATCTGCGAGGGAGCGCTGCCTGGCGTGACATCCCGGATCCGCAGGACCCCAGCAAGACCCTCGAGTGGGTCAAGGAGTCCTTCTGCGGCCGCTACACGATCACCTGGTCGGCGCGGCCGATTGCGGAGGATCCAGAGGCCAAGATCTTCCTGCTGTGGCGCCGGCACCCGCTGGTCAACGGTCGCAAACCCACGCCGAGCCTGATCGGCGGGTTCCTGACGGCGAGGGGAGCGCGCCTGGTGGCAGCCGAGCACGCGGATGCCAACCCGTGAACCGCCAGAACCCTTACCGGGCACCCTTCGATCGCTGGTGCGACGAGGTGCGCCAGGCACATGCGGCCATGCCGACGAACCGCGAGGGCATGGTGATCAACCCGAGATACCTGCCAAGCCGTACCGAGCAGCGCGCCATGACGGCCCGCTGGCGCGAGTGGAGCCGGCGCTTCCCGGCCTGGCTGCACCCGACCTGGCTCGAGGGCTGGTTCGCCGAAGCCTCAGCGGGCGGGCTCACCACATGAGCCTGCAGCAGCTCGACTGGCTGGCTGACGCACGCGCCGAGCGCAAGCGCGGCACCAAGGGATTGCTCACCGATACCCCGCGAGCGCGCCGCAGGGACCCGCAGACGAGCCACCAGGCCGCGGAGGGTATCCGACGCTCAGGCGAACTCGGCAAGCAGCAGCGCGCCGTCCTGGAGGCCGTACGGGCTCACCCGGGCCGCACCGCCGTGGAGCTCGCGCACCTGGCCGGGCTCGATCGCTATGCCGTGAGCCGGCGCACAGCCGAGCTATCGCCGGTGCACATCCGCCGCGGGCCTCCCAGGATCTGCACGGTCAACGGGCGCCCGCAAACGACCTGGTTCATCGTCCACAGGGAGCCGTGATGCAAGACCCCGACCAGCAGGACGACTTCGACAACGGCCGCCGGTTCTTCACCGGCCTGATGAATTCGATCTGGATCACGGCGTCGATCGGCGCCCTGGCGTGGATGATCTGGCGGATCTTCGCCTGATGCGACGCCACCTCGAGGATCAGGAGCAGATCGCGCTGATGCGCTGGGCCGGGCTGGTCCGGGTGGGCGAGGGCACCCTGGCCGATCTGTTGGCCCACTACCCGGCTGGCGGCTGGCGCAACCCGATCGAGGCCGCCCGGTTCAAGGCGATGGGCGTCAAGGCCGGCATTCCCGACATCCTGCTCCCCATGCGCACCGAGACCTACGGCGCCGGCTGGTGGGAGCTCAAGGTCGGCCGCAACAAACCCACCGAGGAGCAGCTGCGCTGGCATGCCCTGCTGCGCTCCATGGGCCACTACGTGCAGACCTACTGGCACTGGGCCGAGGCCGCGAAGGACATCCTCCGCTACCTCGAGAAGGGCCCGTTCCCGGTCGTCGTGAGGGCCAAGCTGTGAAATGGTACGGCCGCCCGCCCGCCATCAAGGCCGAGTGTGTCGACGAGCTCCTCCAGCTGCGCGCCACGCTCGATTCCCTGCCGTTCCGGGTGCGGATTTGCGGAGCGGACCTCGAGGAGCTGGCCGCCAGATGGGGTGTCAGCGTGCAGACGGCGAGGGACTACCTGGGCAGCAGGATGCCGAAACGCTTCTGCTCGCGCATATGACGGTCCGAGACGGCAGCGTCAAGGAATGGCTCGAACCAATGATCGACAGCTGGGTCACGCAGTCGCGGCATCTGCTGTACGGCAGCGATGGATGGCCACTTCGCACAGTTCTGGCCAGGGTGATCGATGACGGTGCCGGTGCCAGCCACAGCGCGCCGAACCAGCGTACGTTCGAGGTATATCACCGGGATGGGCTGACGATCCGCCGTGCCATGGAAGGCATGCCATTGCTGCAGCGTCAGGTGTTCGTAGCCCACTACCTCGCCAGCGGAAATGCGGGTGAGAAAGCCAAGATTCTCGGACTGTCGAAAAGCCGCTATTGGGCTATTCTCGACACCGCCTATTACTACCTCGCCGGCCGCATCGACGCGACTGCATGAGCATCGGTAATTTCGGGTTGTATCGTCAGGACGGTCGCCTTCGCGGCTCGTACGTGTACATGCTGCTGTGCAGGGACGACGGCCCGATTTACGTGAAGGTCGGGATTACCGACCGCCCAGATAGTCGGCTGCTGGCGCTGCGGCTCGGGTGCCCGGTGGTTCCGCGGCAGTTCTGCACCATGGAGGTGGTGTCCAGGCGAAAAGCTCGTGCAATCGAAATCGATCTGCACGCGGCGTTCGGGCAGTGGGCGGCGCACGGCGAGTGGTTCAAAGTCGATACGAGCCACAAGGCGGAATTCAACGAGGCATGGAAGCAGGTGCTTGCCCGCCACGTCATGTCCGGGTGGCCCGCCGCCTGGTCGCGAGTCGCCGTTCAGCCAGTCATCGACGCGAAGCAGCGCGCGAGCAAATATCGACGCAAGGTTCTCAGGCAGCGCGGTCCGGCATATCGAGATTTCACGAGGGACGCTAGAAACCATTGACGCTGTGCGGACAGTTCTGTATCTAACGACCTATCTTGGGGCTGGCATTTGTGCCGGCCCCCTTTCATTTGTGTAGTCCGGCCCCCTGTTGCCGTCATCTCCCGACGTCAACGTCTTCGCCGCCTTCGGGCGGCGTTTTTTCTTCCCGGTCCCGATCAGGACACGCCACAGCTTGTCTCCTGAAACCTGAGCCTGCGCTCGGGACCGGATCTATTGCGAGGTCAGCATGCGCACCTTCAGCCCGCCGTTCAGGATCTTCCTGGCTGCCCTGTTCCTGCTGTCATTCAGCGGGCCTCTGCTGGCCGCCCCGACGGTCTCCCTGACGGCCTCGCCCTCGACGGGCGTCGGATCGGCAGATGTGACGCTGACCTGGTCGAGCACCGGTGCAGCCTCGTGCGTCGCATCGGGTGCATGGTCGGGCGCCAAGGCCACCACGGGAACGCAGGTAGTGAGCGGCGTCACAGCGACCTCGACGTTCACCCTGACGTGCACCGAGGGCAGCGCCAGTGCAGTGCTCACCTGGACGCCACCGACCCAGAACACCGACGGCTCAGCCCTGACCAACCTGGCGAGCTACAAGATCTACCACGCTGCGACCAGTGCAGGCGTGGCCGCTGCTACCCCGACGACTGTTGCCGCCCCGGCGACGACCTTCACCGTGACGGGCCTGGCTGCGGGTACGCGCCACTTCGGCATCAAGGCCGTGAACGCAGCGGGCATCGAGTCGGATATGTCGAACCTGGCCAGCAAGGCGATCGTCCTGGCATCGGCAGCCACGAGCGCGACTGTGACCATCTCCACGAAGCCGAATGCTCCGACCCTGCTGACGGTCGACCAAGTGGCCCGGCTGTGGCTGTTCGACAATCCCTCGATGGTAGCCGGCAAGATCGCCTTGGGCGTCGAATGCGGCGAGGTCAAGCAGGGCCAGTGGGCCAAGGTTGACCGCGACGACGTGCGGCTCAACTTCTGGGGCAAGCTGGTGCGCGGGACTGTCGTCGCGAAGTGCGCCGCCGCCTGACGGAAACCGATCTGCACCTGATCTGGCTGGACGGCCGCGCGCCTTCCGCGGCTTTGGTCGAAGACTACGAGCGCGACTTCTCTGCATCACCGATCGGGCGCTGGGTCGAGCGCAGGCCGAAGCGACGCAGGCAAGCCAGACCGCAGGTGAAGGACAAACGCTGATGGGATGCGGCTGTGCAGAACGCAGACAGAAGCTCGTCAAGTGGCTCGAACGGCAAGAGCAGCGACGCCTCGCCCGGCTCGTGCAGCGATTGCCAGCGCCTCATAGCCAGCCTGACCCGGCAAGCGGAAGCGATGGAGAGGCTGGCGGATCTGCTGCCCCAGCTGGTAGCGGTCAACCAGGCACTGCTCGAAGCGATGGCCGCGGATGACGAGCAGGGCGATGGCGAGCCTCAGTACCTTTGACGGACTGATGAGCAGTGCCAAAGGCGCCGCCCGTTCATAAGCCCTTCGGCAAGCGCCGAGTCGCAACATCGCAGCGAAAGGATGATGCGGGCGCGAGGCTCACGCGCAAGGTGCACAACTCTGCACGCTGGCGCTACCAGGTGCAGCCGATGCAGCTCAGACATCATCCCCTGTGCTGCATGTGCCAGGCCGAAGGCAGGGTCGAGGCAGCCAAGCACGTCGACCACATCCGGCCGCTGCGTGACGGTGGTGCAGCGTTCGATCCGTCGAACCTTCGCAGCCTTTGCCATGCACACCACTCGTCTGTGACACGCCAATGGCAGAACCAGCGAGGCGATCAGGAGTCGTCTGCGGCGCCCGCCCCGGCCTATGTCATCGCATAGGGCAGGGGGGGCGGTCCGAGACTTTTTCTGGTCGGTCGGACGAGCGCGCCCCCAGGACGATTTTTGCACTTCCGAAATAGGATCTCCGGTTCGCACTTATGGCGAGGCCCCGCACACCATCCAACGTCCTCGAGCTCCGGGGGTCGTTCAAGACGCACCCCGAGCGACGTCGTGAGGACGCCGAGGGCGCCGCCCCGTGGTCCGATGAGCCTCCCGAACACCTGACCGGCCCGGAAATCGCCGCCTGGCGCGAGGTGGTCGCCTCGCTGCCGAAGGTGGCGGTCTCCTCGAGCGAGCGATTCGGAATCGCACAGATGGCCCGACTATGGGCGACGCTGAAGACGACCCACCCGTCATCGCCGGATTTTAAGAAGCTCGACGACAGCTTCCGGCAGTGGGCGATCCAGATGGGCATGACCCTACAGGCCAGGACGAAACTCGGCACCAGTGGCGACAAGAGCGAAGGCAACAAGTTCGCGAAGTTCAAGGCGAGCGCAGAAACCGGCTGATTACGTCGCGGTCGCGATCGCCTATGCGGAGACGGTCGTCGAGGATCGTCGCGGCCAACGCTACGGCAGATGGGCCCGCCTCGCGGCCCGGCGGTTCCTCGCTGACCTGAAGCGGGCCCGCCGCAAGCGCCCGCCGTTCAGCTGGTCACCCGACCAGGCGAACGCGGCCTGCGGGTTCATCGAGCAGCTGCCGCACGTCGAGGGCGTGTGGGAGTCGCCGACGATCACGCTCGAGCCTGCCCAGGTGTTCTTCCTGTGCAACCTGTTCGGGTTCCGCAACCCCGACGGGTCGCGGCGGTTCACGACGGCCCTGTTCGCCGTGGCCCGCAAGAATGCGAAATCGGCCCTGGCTGCGGCGATCCTGCTGTACGTGTTCTGCACGGAGCCGGAGGTCGGCCCGCAGGTGCTCTCGGCCGCCACGACCGGCGACCAGGCGCGGATCGTCTGGGGTGTGGCGAAGCGCATGGTCGAGAAGACGCCGGACCTGCGGGAGGCGTTCACGCTCGAGCCATTCGCCAACGCGATCGCGCGCTACGAGGTCGGCGGCACGTTCCGCCCGATCAACGCAAAGGCCTCGACGCAGGACGGCCTGAACCCGTCGGCGCTGTGCTTCGACGAGCTCCACGCGCACAAGACGCGCGACCTGTTCGACGTGCTGCGCTCGGCAGCCGGCGCCCGAAAGTCGCCGCTGTTCCTGTACACGACGACCGAGGGCTTCGAGACCCCGGGCCCCTGGCCGGAGGTGCGGACGTTCGCCTTCCAGGTGCTGCAGGGCGTCGTCGAGGCGGATCACTTCCTCGCGGTCTACTACGCCCTGGACGAGGCCGACGACGACTTCGACGAATCGAAGTGGGGCAAGGCGAACCCGCTGCTCGACGTGTCGGTCAGCCTTTCGGAGCTGCGCAAATACGCGATCGAGGCGAAGCAGCAGCCGTCGGCGCTGGCCGAGTTCCGCATCAAGCGGCTGAACCGCCAGGCGTCGTCGGCCGAGGGGCATATCAACCTGCTGCGCTGGCAAAAGTGCGCCGGCGCGGTCGATCTCGAGGCGATGGTCGGCGAGCCCTGCTGGGCGGCATTCGACCTCGCGAGCACACGGGACATGACCGCCTGGCGGCTCCTGTGGCTGAAGGACGAGATCTGGTGGACGTGGGGCCGGTGTTGGGTGCCGGAGCACGCGGTCGCGCAGCGGAACGAGCGTGGGACGGTTCGGTATGCCCCATGGGTAGCGTCGGGTCACCTGACGGTCACCGAGGGCGACGTGACGGACTTCCGGGTGATCGAGCGCGAGATCCTCGAGGACTGCGCCCGGTTCAATCCCCGGAAGATCGCCTACGACCCGTGGAACGCCTCGCAGCTGGTGAACCAGCTCACCGAGCACCGTCTGCCGCTCGAACAGTTCCGCCAAGGTCCGCAATCGTACAACCCGGCCATGCAGGCGCTCGACCGGGCCTACACCGCCGGCAACTTCCGCCATGGCGGCGACCCGATCCTGCAGTGGAATGCAGCCAACCTGGTCGCGCGGCGGGACGTGAATATGAACATGGCGCCGGATCGCAAGCGCAGCGCCGAGAAGATCGACGCGATCGTAGCGCTGCTGATGGCGTTCGGCGTGGCGTCCGTGCCGGAAGAGCGGCGCGAGTACGAGGCCTTTTTCCTCTGAGGTAACCCGATGGATCGCGCATACAGCCAGTTCGAAGTGAAGGCGATCGATGACGCCGAGGAGCGCATCGTCACGGGCATCGCCTCGAGCATCAGCGCCGATCGCATGAGCGACGTCGTGGTGCCGGCGGGGGCCAAGTTCGTGCTGCCGTTGCCGCTGCTGCACCAGCACCGCCGCGACGCACCGATCGGCGAGGTGTTCGAAGCCTCGGTCACCGGCAAGCGGATTACCGTGAAGGCGCGCATCGCGAAGGACAGCGGCCTCGACTACGTCGAAACCGCCTGGAAGCAGATCAAGGCGAAGCTCGTGAAGGGCTTCTCGATCGGCTTTCGCTCGCTCAAGCACGAGCCGATCGACCCCGAGCGCCCGTGGGACGGCTACAAGTTCCTGGAATGGGAGTGGCTTGAGCTCAGCGCCGTGACGATCCCGGCCAACGCCGACGCCACCATCCAGACCATCAAGATGTACGACTCTGCTGCGCGGGCCGCGACTGGCCAGGCGCGCGGCGGGGTCATTCTCGTGCCCGGCGTTTCGGGCGAACCCTCCACCGTCAAGCGCGGTGGCATCCCCCTGATTCCCCGAGGTAAGTGAAATGAAGACGGTTACCGACCAGATCAAGGATCTGGAAAACACCCGCGCGGCGAAGGTCGCCCGGATGGAGGAGGTCTCGCGCAAGTCGATCGACGAAGGTCGTTCGATGGACGAGGCCGAGGCCGATGAGTTCGACAGCATCGAAGTCGAGATGAAGGCCCTCGACGCCGACCTGGTGCGCCTGCGCCGGCTCGAGCAGCTGACCGGCCAGCGTGCCAAAGCCGTGAGCCAGGAGCCGACGGCGAAGGCCGCCGGCGAGTCCCGCGGTGCGGGTCCGGCCATCATCGTCAACCGCGAGGCCGACGAGAAGTTCCGCGGCCAGAACTTCACCCGCAAGGTGATCGCCCGCACGCTCGCGCAGCTCGAGAACGAGAGCCTCGGCGGCGAGGTTCGCACGGCGGCCGACATCGCCCAGCAGCGCTGGGGCCGCAGCAACCCGCAGCTCGTCGAGGTGATCCGCGCCGGTGTGGCCGGTCACGGGTCGGGCAGCGGCGAGCCGGGCGCGGAGCTCGTCTCGGCGGACAACCGCTACACGGGCG